TGGGCCAAGCCGATGCCGTAGCCGTGGGGTAGGTCGCCCTGGGCCTTGAGGGCGTTCTGTTTAAGGTTCCAGCCCGGGGTGCGTGGCCCCTTGGTGTTGGCTGGGATGGGCACAAGTGACCATCCGTGTCTGATGTACGCATCGACCGATGCTGGATGTGATTGCACAGTCTGTGGCGCTGTCATAGAATGGACCCGTTGGTGATTGCAGTTGCCGACTTTTTCATTGGTGTTTCTCCTTTTAAGCCCCGGTCTAACCACCGGGGCTTTTCTTTTTGCAAAATAATTTTCAAACCAGTTGCACAATCGTATCACAGTGGTGATACACTGCGTCATCGGTCAAGGAAATTATTTATGACACAAGCATCCAAATCAGCGTTCATGTCTGTACGAGTGACAGACAAGACGCGCATCAAGTTTCATGAGAAAGCACGAAAACTCGGAACCCCGAGTGAGGTGCATCGTGAAATCGTAGAGGCGTTTGTTGAAGACCGCCTCACAATTCAACCCCCTGTAATCCGTAACCCTCTGGAGAAACTTTATGTCACTCGAACTCAAGATTGAAGCCCTGACCGCTGCTGTAACTGCCCTGACTGCCAAGCTGGAGTCCAGCAATGTAGCAGCACCCGCACCTGTTGCGCCAACACCCGCCCCTGTGGTACAAGCTGCCCCCGTTGCAGCACCTGTCACTGTGTCTGTGACCGCTGCCCCGGCCATGCCAGCGCCTCCCTCATTCGTGATGCCTGCACCAGCACCTGTTGCCAGTGGCGCACCGTTCACTGACGGCAAGGGTCTGATTGACTATGTGATGGGTGCCTACAAGGCTCTTGGCCCACAAAAGGGTGCCATGATCCAAGGCGTCTTGACTGGTCTGGGTTACCAGAACATCAACGATGTGAAGCCCGAGCACTACGCTGCACTGCACACTGGCGTTGAGGGGCTGAAGTGAGCGATCACGCCAAGCTGTCCCCATCGAAGCGCAGTCGCTGGGCTTTGTGCCCCGGCAGCATTCGAGAGGAGGCCAAGTACCCTGACACCGGTAGCGGCCCCGCTGCTGCCGATGGCACACACTCGCACACGCTGCTTGAGCACTGTATCAAGAACGGCTTGTCGGACCCAATGGATCAGGTGGGGGAAACTTTTACCGATCACGAGGGTACGTTTAAGGTGGACGCTGACCGTGCTGCACGGGTCAAGTCGGCCATTGAGTACATCCGTGAGCGTTCGATGAACGGCATTTTTAAGGTCATTTCTGAGCAGAAGGTGGACCCCGAGCACCTGTTGGGTCGTGATGACTTGTCGGGTACTGTGGACTGCCAGATTCTTGTAGGTGATGTTGCAGGCGATGTTCTTGAACTGATCGACTACAAAGACGGCATGGGCATCGTTAGCGCAGAAGGCAACTTGCAGCTTGAACAGTATGCCTACGGTGTGCTGGCTGGCTACAAGCTGCCCGTGAATGGTGACTATCCGTTCAAGACGGTTCGCATGACCATCATCCAGCCCAAGCTGGCGCTGCGTGGGATGCCTGCCATCACATCGCACGATGTGTCTGTGCGCTCTTTGTTGGACAACATGGGTACAATCATCACGCAAGCTGCTGCCACTGACAAACCAGACGCACCGCTTGTACCGGGTGAAAGTCAATGTAAATTCTGCCGCGCTAAAGGCTCATGCAACGCGCTGGCAAGTAACGTAATGAAGGAGGTCGGAATCATGTTCCAGCCTGTCGTAACTCAAACACTCGATGTCGCGCAGCAATCTGCCGATAAAGACCCATCCACGATGGATGACGCCCAGATCGCTCAGATCATGGAAGCCGCCCCCTTGATGCGCCAACTCCTCGAAGGTGTGGAGAAGGAAGCCCTGCGCCGTCTTGAAGCTGGTCAAGTCATCCCAGGCTTGAAGCTGGTCAATGGTCGTGGCTCCCGTGCATGGGCGCTGCCTGAAGACGACATGGCCGAGAAGCTGGTCAAGATGGGCATCCCCAAGGGCGCGATCTACGAAACCAAACTCGTCACACCCGCCAAGGCTGAGAAGCTGACGTGGGAAAAGAAGGACGGCACCAAAGTTGCACTGACTGATCGTCAACTCAAGCGCATGGAGCAAGAGTATGTGGTCAAGCTGGCTGGCAAGCTGACCGTAGCCCCCGAATCTGATGGCCGTCCGGCTGTCATCACCAATGCTGCACCGTTATTCAGTGCAGTAGAAGCAGCACCCGCTGCCGAATCCCTGCCCTCGTGGCTTTCTTAAACTGGAGTAAATGTAATGTCTGAAATCATCTTTTTGTCGAACGTCCGTCTGTCCTTCCCGCATCTCGCTGAACCACAGCGTCAGATTAACGAGCAGACTGGCAAGGAACGCATCTCGTTCAATTGCGAGTTCATCATGCCGCAGGACCATCCCGGCTTCCAGCAGTTCATGGCACGTTATGGTGCCTTGGCATTGGAGAAGTGGAAGGAACACGCCCAGGCTGTCATGGGCATGATCCAGCAAGATCGCAAGACCCGTTGCTTCGGTCGTGGCGAGGAGAAGGTCAACAAGAAGACCTTCCAGCCCTACGATGGCTACGCAGGCCATGTGTTCATCACCGCAGGCCGCGACACCGCGCCTCAAGTGATCCAAGCCGATGGTCAGCCCATCGACCCGACCAACACAATGGCGTATCAGCAACTGGCCCGCAAGATGTATGGCGGTTGCCGTGTCAACGCTGCCATCAAGCCTTGGCCTCAAGACAACAAGCATGGCCGTGGCATCCGCTGCGACCTGATCGCTGTCCAGTTCGCCGGTGATGACACGCCGTTTGGTGAAGGTGCTGTTGACGCATCGGGCATGTTCGGTGCTGTGGCCGGTGCTCCTGCTGGCATGTTTGGCGCTGCGCCTCAAGGTGCACCTGCGATGCCTACTGCGCCGTTTGGTGCTCAAGGTGGTGGCAATCCTTACAACGCTGGTGGTGCGCCTGCTGGCCTGCCTTCGTTCTTCGGCCAGTAATTGAATCGGGGATGGGTGATCATTAAGGGGCACCCGTAATCATCCGGGCAGGGTGACCGAAAGCGCCGTCCGTGAGTATCCCATCCCCACCTTGTAAGGAGTAAATAATATGAACCGTTACACAACCGAATTTTTTTCATTTTGCCCAACAAATAATGTTCGCATTAAATACAGTTTGCTGATTGAGACAAATCAAACGATCATGGTGGAGGACATCATTAATGAGGTGACTCTACATGACCGTGGATATCATGAAGCAATTGCAGACCAATTGCATCGCACCTTTGGTGGACGACAAGTCGTTATTGCTGATCATCACGGAGTCAGAATAGAAACTGTGCGTGGGGAATGACGTGATTCATTATCACGGAACTCCAATTAGTGGTCCACGACAGGACACTGCTAGATTTTTAGCCGGTCGTCACGCATTGGTTCCATTTCCAAGACAAGACGATATGGGTGTCGTGGCTGAGTTTTGCCATTCGTTTGTATTTGACAATGGTGCTTTCACTGTCTGGAAGCAAGGTGGTCAATTAGACATACCCGGCTATCTAACTTGGTGTGAGGTTTGGCATCGTCATCCGGGGTTTGATTGGGCGTTGATACCAGATGTCATTGATGGAACGGCTGAAGAAAATAACGCATTGATTGCTGATTGGCCGAAGCACATTCGCGGGGTTCCTGTTTGGCATATGCACGAGTCGATTGATAGACTTGTGACGTTAGCAAACGAGTGGCAAACGGTTGCACTGGGGTCATCTGGTGAATGGGCTACACCGGGAACTGCCGATTGGTGGGTGAGGATGAATGAATCACTTGCTGCAATTTGTGATCATCACGGGCGACCAATATGCAGACTGCATGGACTTCGCATGTTAAATCCTAAAGTATTTACCAAAATGCCACTTGCTAGCGCGGATTCAACAAATGTTGCGGTTAACTGCAACAGTTCAAAGTGGAATAAGGCAATATACAAACCCGCCAGCGCGTGGCAAAGAGCCACAATTATTGCGGACAGAGTTGAATCATTTAATTCTGCACCGTTATTGGAAATTAAATATCCTGACTGGTTAACGTAATGAGTAACGACTATGTGTTCGATATCGAGACATTTCCAAACGTGTTCACCCTGGCAGTGGAACATGCAGACTCGCCGCTTCAGTGGATGTTTGAGATCAGCGATCACCGCAACGACTCGCGTGAGATCGTCGCGTTCCTTCAGTATCTGAAAGACACCGATGCCCGCATGATCGGGT